CACTTCCAAGATAAGTATCGTACGTCTGATAAAGCTATACCAGGTTTTAACTTGGTTATTCTGGATGTAGACGAAGGTACTTCACTTAAGCAAGCTAAGATGTTGTTAAAAGACTATAAAGCATTCTTTGCTACAACTAAGCGCCATACAGATGCTCATAATCGCTTTAGAATTATTATGCCTCTTACACATACTGTAAAGCTTAATACTGCACTATATTCTAAATTTATGACTAACTTGTTTGAATGGTTACCATTTGAAACTGACAGATCCACTAAAGACATTGCACGTAAGTGGCAGTCTTTTGCTGGTGAGCACTCTTACCAAGACGGTAAGATGCTTGATGCCCTAATGTTTATCCCTGATACAAATAAACAAGCAGAGCAGCATCAGAAGATTATGGATCATGCTTCTTTGTCTAACTTAGAAAGATGGCTGTTGCTTAACGCAGGTGTGGGTAGTAGATCTAACACACTTATTAAATACACGTATGTCTTAGTAGATGGTGGTTACACAATTGAAGCTATTCGCAATTCTGTAATATCTTTTAACCAAAAGCTATCTAGCCCATTACCTCAAGATGAGCTTGAAAAGACAGTACTAACCACAGCTATTTCTGCTGTAACTAAACGAGACTCGGAGTAACTATGTCAATATGTGATGTATTGATTGCGGTGGACAATGTTAATAAAGACATTGTTTCCGAAGCAATCTATGAAGCCAACTATTCTGTAGAAGTGTGTGAAGATCAAACCTTCTTTCTTCTATCAGATATAGAAACAGACCTTAGCATCGACAAATCTCTTATGAGTATCCAAGGTGCTTTAGATGAGATAGGTGAAAAAAACTATTCATTTGTTAGAGCGAACATTGTAGACAACTCTATGACTATAACTGGTAACCCACGTAAGTTTGGAGTTAAAGCTATTTTAAAATACGGTGTTCCTAAGTCCGAAGAACTTCATTAATCAGGAAATTATATGAAAATGAACGATAACCTGGTACTCATATCAGGTAAAAGTGCCACAGGTAAATCAGCTAGTCTAATGAACATTGCTAACCCTGAAGGTGTTATTTATTTAAATTGTGAAAACAATAAAAAATTACCATTTCGAGGTAAATTCACAGAGTTTGGTATTACTGACCCATTACAGGTCTATCAAGCTTTTGAAGAGGCCGAGAAAATGGACGATGTGCATACCATTGTTGTAGATAGTTTAACTTACATGATGGATATGTATGAGTCCTACTATGTGCTTAATTCGTCTAATACGATGAAAGCATGGGGCGATTATGCTCAATTCTTCAAGAAGCTAATGAGTAAGTATGTTGCTGAGTCTACCAAAAATGTGATCTTTATTGCTCACACTTCTGACATCATGAATGATGCTGAGATGGCAATGGAAACACTTGTTAAGGTTAAAGGTTCCCTCATGAACCAAGGCATTGAGTCCTACTTCTCTACTGTAGTCAGTACGAAGAAAGTAAATCTCAAGCACTTGAAAAAGTATGAGAGTGACTTACTGGAAATTACTCCAGATGAAGAAGAACTAGGCTTTAAGTACGTCTTCCAAACTCGTATCACCAAAGATACAGTTAACGAGCGTATGCGAGCTCCTCTCAGTATGTGGGCTACCAAAGAGACATTTACTGACAACAACATTCAGTTGGTTATTGACCGACTACACGAATATTACGTTTAATAAAGGTATTAAAACTATGAGTTTTTTAGATAAGTTAAAAACATCCGAAGCTATTGGCAACGAAGTTAACACACTAGGTGGTGGCGGAGGCATTCTGGAATCAGGTGCTTACAACATGACCATTGAAACTGCTTACTTTGACACTTCAAGGGGCGGAGCCATGAGCTTGAATCTTGTATTTAAAGATTCTAATGGCATGTCTTTACGTCAGACTATCTACGTAACGTCTGGTACAGCTAAAGGCTGTAACAACTATTACATTGATAAGCGCTCAGGCGAGAAGAAATATCTTCCTGGTTTCAACACAGCTAATTCTATTTGTTTGTTGGCTACTGGTGAAGAAATCTCTGCTCAAGAGATCGAAACCAAAACCTTAAAGATTTATGACTACGAAGCTCGTAAAGAGACTCCTCAGCAGAAGGAAGTGGTTATGACTCTGTTAGGTAAAGATATTACTCTTGGTATCAAGAAAGTAATTGAGAACAAGCGTGAGCAGAACTCCTCTGGTGCATGGGTATCAGCTAGTGACGGTACTACTCGTACTATCAACGAGATTGATAAAGTATTCCGTGCTACTGACCACATGACTACTCCAGAAATTCGTGAAGAAGCTACTGAAGCATCTTTCTACGAAGGTTGGGTAGCCAAGAACACTGGTGTTAACCGTGATAAGTCTGATGCAAAAGCAGGCGAAGTTACAGGTGGATCTAGTGCTCCTATGGGTGGCGGTGCCGCAAGCTCAGATGATTCCCCTAAGAAGAGTCTATTTGCTTAATGCAGAAGACATTTTCTTCTCCGCTGAGTGTTCTGGTTAATAGACGAGGAAGGAAATTTATCCTGAATCTAAATAACTATAGGAACACTCACTATCAGACACTTAATAAAGCCAAAATCGTATATAAAGAAGATATGCGAGACCAACTCGTTGGTTCTAAGTTTAAGTGTCCGATAGAGGTTGAGTATTGTCTAATGCCCAAAACAGCCCGTAGAACAGACTTAGGTAATGTACTGTCAGTTCATCAAAAGTACTTTGAAGACGCTCTTGTAGAGCTTGGTTGCATACCTGATGACGACTATAAGCACATAATACGTACTACGTACGTGTTTGGACATAAAGACAAGGACAATCCACGAGTTATCATTACAGTTAAGGAGTTGTGATGGACATCAAAATGAAGACCGAGGATGTGCAAGAAGCCATCCGCGAATACTATATACGACGTGGCTATACTAGAGATCGTCTAGTAGACATTCACATTAAAGGTGGTCGTAAAGTCAAAGGCAACGATATACCGAATAACGGTACAGTTGAGCTTACCCTCATGGACACATACATCAGTCCAATTGAGGATGACATTATACCTCCTCCAACTTTTAATGCAGCTTCTGAAGACGTTAGTGGTCTAGTAAGTGAGTTAGAAGAAATCATGGATGAGAGTCCTGTTGAATTGTCAGAAGACAAACAACTAGAATTGCTGCTAGATATAGCAGACAATCTACCTATGAATGTCGCTAAACCAGTTACTGCTGGCAGTAAGTTTAAGAGCTTATTTTCATGAAGAAATATTTCACTTATTTCAAAGTAACATTAGGCACTCTAGTAATATTAGGATTATTTATGATCCTACCATTAATAGCAGCCCTACTAGGGGCACTAGCAATAGCTTGGATTATTTCCGCAATATTGGTAGTTGACCCCGATGATTGTGACGATTAGTTAGGAATAACCATATCCACTGCATCTTCAACCAGTTTGATTCCGCTAGGTGTGGTTCCTGCTGCTATTAACGAAACAAGTCCAGAGCTGTTATCAAACGGTGTTGCATCAAATGGGGACGGGATATCTGTAGTAAGTAAATCATTAATTAAAAGAAATGCTATCGCATTTAAAGGACGACCCTGCATTAATGAAGCAATTACTCTTAATATTCTGAACCCATATTTTGTGAACATCTGTAAACCAGAGTCATTGGCAAACTGAACATATTTGTTAGTTGGCGTTTCATAGTTAATGAAATCTTCCATGACTCTTTCCATAGCTTCAACTTCACCCATTTTCTGATACTTAGTCATGTACTCATACTTAGCGTATCTAGCAGCAAAATCACTAAACTGCGTAGTCTTCATTAAGGCTTTAAAAACTGCAGTTTCATCTGACATGTAAGCGTATTTATACACTTGACGTGCTCCTCCTACTGTACCCCCACTCTTACCACCCCTACCTTGAATTTCTCCAAAAAAATCACTAACTCTAGTAGCGTATCCATACGGATCTTTTAAGACATCAACGTCTTCTACGATAGTCTGAAATGCACCACCTTTTATTAATGG